TCGTGAGCACGAATGCGAATTTTTGGTCTTCGATGAAACACTGATCAGCAGCCTAAAATTGGCTACCTTAGAGGGCAAAGAGCCATTTATGAAGATGGGACAGTGTCGTTGGTATAAGAAGGTTAAACCTAACTGCTCGTATATCGTTGCCCTCGATCCCAGTCTGGGCACAGGTGGAGATCCAGCAGCTATACAGATCTTAGAAATCCCTAGTTTTGAACAAGCAGGTGAATGGCAGCATAACCTTACTACTATACAAGGGCAGGTTAGAATATTAAGGGATATCTGTAATTACATCAACGACGAATGCGCTAGACAAGGTAGTCAAGCTAATTTATACTTCAGTGTGGAAAATAATGCTGTAGGTGAAGCAGCACTTGTAGCTATATCAGAATTAGGTGAAGAAAGCATACCTGGGCTGTTTCTCAGCGAGCCTATAAAGAAAGGTCATGTGCGCAGATTTCGCAAAGGATTCAACACTACACATTCAGCAAAAATATCAATCTGTGCTAAATTAAAACACTTAATTGAAAGTGATAGATTGAAAATCTATAGTAAGCCTTTGGTCAGTGAGCTCAAAACTTATGTTGCTAAAGGTATTAGCTTCGCTGGAAAAAGCGGTTCTACTGACGACTTAGTAAGCAGTATGCTGCTAGCTCTTCGTATGGTTATGATGCTACAAGAGTGGGATCCAGCAATTTACGATAAAATGCGTGAAGAAAGAGAAGATGAATGGATAATGCCTATGCCCATTTATATAACGCACTAATAAATATACATTATGAAACCTATACAAATTATTAGCCAAGATTTGTTTGACAAAATACGCAGCCGTTTTAGCAACCTTGAAATGGGTGATGAAACTGGTGCAGTAACTATTGATCCAGTAGAAGCTAGATTTTTTGATTTTGATTTTGTGAGAGAAGGTGTAGATCTTGGTCGTGTAAGTATAAGTCTAAATGATTTAGGAAGTTTAAAAGTTTATTACAGTCAAGGTATCACAGAAGGACAAGATCCGTTAAGTAAGAAACTTTGGTATGATTTTCTCAAAGAAATGAGATTTTTTGCAATGCGCAGATTGCTTAGATTTGATACTAGAGACATTGCTAAAACAAATTTAGATAAAAACGATTTTCAACATTTAGCCGCTACTCAAGGCCCTAAGGAAGAAGATATGACAAGTATTGCAGAAGGACGTTGGAACGGTCGCAGCAGTTCTAAAACCAGTCGTGCTGTCAAGGGACGCACAGAAGTTATCATTAGACACAACAAGCCTGTGGAGGAAACATTTCCAGGTGCTCGGAGCCAACGTAAAAATATTAAAGCAATTTTTATTCAAAACAGAGATGGTGAGAGATTTAAATATCCTTTCATCCATCCAGCAGGTGCATTCGCTATGGCACAGCATGTTGATCACGGTGGTGTTCCTCACGATCCGGCTGGTAAGGCAATAATTAGAATGAGCGAAGAAATAGCTCAATTGGCAGAATTTCAGAAGACAGTAAGAGGCGCTACTCTACATGACGATGCACTAGGAATTACAGAAAGGGCCATAGGCCGACTTACAGAATTAAAGGCAAAAATTGAGAGCTTGAGTAAGCGCCCACATTATGAATCATGGATGGCAGAATTTACAGCAACAGAAGATGATGGACTACAGGCAGAGTTAGATGCTGTTACAATGGAAGACTATAAGGCAAAGTTTACACAGAAAAATTTTGAAGAAGAACTAAGTCAATATTTTCCTTTGCTTCATCGCATTATGAGTGAAGCAAATAAGGTCAGTTTAGAAGATTATGTAAGTGAAACAGATCAAGTAGAAGAACAGGCACAAGAATCAGTAAGTGAAACCGTCCCACCAGGCAAACTAGATAAAGAATTTATAGAATGGGCAGAAGATGCTGCAAGCACAGAATTTGATGCAACGAAACTAGCACAAGCTCTACAAGAATTACCACAGCCATTAACACTTAGTGACGAGATGGCAGCAGATGAGGTAGTGCGTTTCTTCAGTGAATACGGTGTTGAAAGCCCAGAATTGGCAGACAATTTAAAAGATCAGGCTCGAATCAATCCACAGGCAGATCCAATCAAAGATGTTATTAGCCCTTGGGCTCAACAACCAGAAAATCAAGAGAAATTTCCAGGCTTATCTGAATTACTAACAAGCATGGCGGGAGAACCTGCTGCCGAACCAGCAGCAGCTCCCACCACTCCTGAGCAACCACAGCCTGTAGCAGAAGATCGCGGCATGAAGGCTATGATTGGTGAAGTTGCTCGCATTGTAAAAAGTTTTTACAACAGAGATAATCCAAACGTTGGTCCATTCCGTTCGGAAGAAGGCATTGCCATTGATGTAGAAAAAGAAATATCAGAAAAGTTTGGCGAGGAAGCAGGCCAACATGCTCGAGTGCTGGCAGAAAAGTTCATGGCCAAACTTACCCAAGAATGGGCACAGCGTCACAGGGGTGATAGCCTAATGGGTGAGAAAGGGATGGATGAAAGCGATGATGAAGCCTTAGAAGCAATGAGCCGTCATGCTAAAGGCTACGAAAAATATGGCAAGAAAGGTATGGATGCTCTAAGACGTGCAGCACAGGATGGTGCCGGCGAAGAAAAAATGGACAAAATCCGTAAAGAATTTAATCGATATGATGAAGAAGTTGATTTAATCCGTAAATTAGCAGGTATGGCAAAATAACCTATTTTCTTACTCGATTTAGATTGACATACTAAATAGAAGTGCGTATAGTTAACTATATGCACTTTTTCTTTTTAGTCAGTGGGCTGGAAAGAAGTGGCAAAAACCAAGGCATAACATTAAGGAGAATATATTATGGCAACTTTGGCAGAAATTCGTGCGAAACTTCAACAGGCTTCCCAACAACAAGGCGGAAGCACAGGCGGTGATAATGCAATTTTTCCACATTGGAATATTGCTGAAGGAACAACTACTACAGTTCGTTTCCTACCCGACGGAGACCCAAACAACACTTTCTTTTGGATCGAACGTGCAATGATTAAATTGCCGTTTGCAGGAGTCAAAGGAGAGACTAATTCTAAACCGGTAACAGTTCAAGTTCCATGTATGGAAATGTGGAATGAGACATGTCCTATTCTTACCGAGGTCCGTCCTTGGTTTAAGGACAAGAGTTTGGAAGATATGGGTCGTAAGTATTGGAAGAAAAAGAGCTATTTGTTCCAAGGTTTTGTAGTTGATACAAAACTAGCAGAGGATAAGACTCCTGAGAATCCTATTCGCCGGTTTATTATCGGTAGCCAAATTTTTAATATTGTTAAAAACGCTTTGATGGATTCTGAGATTGAAGAATTACCCACTGATTTTGTTCGTGGTTTAGATTTCAAGATTACTAAAACTTCTAAGGGCGGTTATGCTGACTATTCTACTTCTACTTGGGCTCGACGCGAGCGTGCTCTAAGTGAAATTGAACAAGCTGCTGTTAAACAATATGGCTTGTTTAAACTTAGTGACTTTCTGCCTAAAAAGCCAGGTGAAGTTGAACTCAAGGTTATCAAAGAAATGTTTGAAGCATCTGTAGACGGCGAAGCATTTGATATGGAACGTTGGGGGCAATACTATAAGCCAGCAGGAATGGCAGCAAGCGAACCTTCTGTAAGTGCAAAACCAGCAAAGGCTCAACCTGTAGAGGAAGACGACCCCCCTTTTGAAGCAGCGGCTCCAGCAACCGCTAAAACTGCTGTAGTTGAAGAAAAAGCAAATGCAAGCGCTGGAACCGAAGCCAGTAGCCGAGCCGCAGATATTATTGCGATGATTCGTAAACGTCAACAACAATAAGGAGATAGATCATGGGTAAGGCTTTTGATATTTCAAAATTTAGAAAGAGCCTTACCAAGTCTATTGACGGACTTGGTATTGGCTTTAATGATCCAACTGATTGGATCTCAACCGGAAATTATGCTCTAAACTTCCTTATCAGCGGAGACTTTTTCAAAGGTGTTCCGTTGGGCAAGGTTACTGTATTTGCTGGCGAAAGTGGTGCAGGAAAGAGTTATATCTGTTCAGGTAATCTAATTCGTCATGCTCAAGAACAAGGGATTTTTGTAGTTTTAGTTGACTCTGAAAATGCTTTGGACAAAGATTGGCTTGAACGGCTAGGTGTTGACACTTCAGAAGATAAACTTCTAAAGTTAAACATGGCTATGATTGATGACGTAGCAAAAACTATTAATGAATTTATGAAAGAATACAAACTTATGCCTGAAGATGAGAGGCCTAAGGTTCTTTTTGTCATTGATAGTCTTGGTATGTTGCTAACTCCTACCGATGTTAATCAATTTGAAGCTGGTGATCTTAAGGGAGACATGGGTCGTAAGCCCAAAGCATTAACCGCATTGGTTCGTAACTGCGTTAACACCTTCGGTTCCTACAATGTAGGATTAGTTGCAACCAATCATACATATGCATCGCAAGACATGTTTGATCCTGATGATAAGATTTCAGGCGGACAGGGGTTTATCTATGCAAGTTCAATCGTTGTTGCTATGAAAAAGCTCAAACTTAAAGAGGATGAAGATGGTAACAAGGTTAGTGATGTTTTAGGTATTCGTTCGGCCTGTAAAGTGATGAAAACACGTTATGCAAAGCCATTTGAGAGCGTCCAAGTAAAGATTCCTTATTCAACTGGAATGAGTCCTACCTCTGGTCTAGTTGATATGTTTGAAAAGATGGGTGTATTGACAAAATCAGGAAATAAGTTACAATATATTAGTAAGCAGACTGGAGAAATCGTAGCAGAATTTAGAAAAAACTGGTCTGAAGATAAATTAATGAAAATCATGCTTGAATGGGACAATTCAGCTGTCGTAACTCCTATTACAACTGATCAAACTATTGAGGAAGAATAATGGAAGAGTCACTAATTATAGAAATATGGGATACTTTTAAGGATTATATTCCAGAAAAAAATAGAGATACTGCTGCTAATCAATTTGTAGATTTTTTAATTGGTAGAGATGTAGACACAGCTACTCTAGAAGGTATCACCGGGTATGATACTCATCTTGATAATGCTATCGAACTTGTTTTAGAAGAAGAAAAACAAGACGATGAAGATACATACGACGAAGATGGGTATGATTACGAGGATGATGAGGACTACTGATGAAATGGTATTCAAGAGTCAGCAAGGATCTCACATCCTTGCCTGACTGTATTGACTATTTTTATCAAGAACTCAATTCAGCTAAGTTAGAATCAAAAATCAGTGGTAATATAGAAAAGGCTTCTGCGTCTCTTCCTGGTATTGTTGAACATAGATTTAACCAACTTCAAGAAATTGAAGCAATATTAGAATATCTTAATATTGAACTTAGGAAGATTCGCAGTAAGGTCTTTAAAAAATATCTAGAAAACTATCAACGTGCTTTAAGTTCACGAGATGTAGAAAAATACGTGGATGGAGAGGACGATGTAGTTGACATGGAAAAAATAATTAACGAATTTGCCATGTTACGTAACCAATGGCTGGGCATAATTAAAGGTCTTGATATAAAACAATGGCAATTGAGCAATATTATTAAATTAAGGACTGCTGGCCTTGAAGACATCACCCTCTAATACAATCGAAATTGAAGCACTTATTCATTCATTGGCAAGACATGGGCAAGGCCATGTGAAAAGTTATGATCTTAAAGTAGTAGACAGTATTTCTAATCAAATTTCATACTATCAGCAGGGTCTAACTGATAAACAAGCTTCTCTTGTTCTTAAAATTCTTAAAAATAATGTAGATGTCTTAAACAATATCTACAAAAAAGATGTTTTAGAATACATTCTTAATCCTACATACAAGTTCCCTATAAGAAATTCTATTTCATACAAACGGATTTCATACATTTCTGAAAATGAACCTCAAAAAAGGATAAAAATAGAATTTCCTTACAATGAAACAATTATTTCTTTTGTAAAAAAGGAAAGAAATGGTATTTTTTACTCATCTTGGTCCCCAGAAGACAAGTGTTGGTATTTTTCTTTGGATGAATTTGCACTTAAATTATGCTTGACATTAGTAAATGACTATGAGTTTGAATTTGACGAAAATTTAGGCACTTTTTTTAAACAAATTAATGAAATTGAGTCAAATTTAGAACAAAATGTTCCAATGTTAGACAAAATTGAAAATAATTTTCAATTTGTGAATAGTGATAAAACTCTACAAGATTACAAATCTCAAAATTTATTAGATTCTTTGTTTAAAGCTAAAAAATCCGGAATTTTTTTATGGTCTGATAAAGTAGATGAACTCATTAACCGTGAAAATTTTGATCCTATCGTGTTAGATTTTTTGAAACACAGTAAAGATGAAGAATTTCAAGTTGATTTTGAAAAATATAACAGACAACAATTTGAAAAATTTATCAATTACCTGACTCCATTGGTAATTTTTATACCAGCAGGTAGCGAACTTTCTAAAACAAGAGACATTTTTGAAATTTTATCTAATGCCGGAATTAAAAATTCAGAAATTTCCACTATGTTCCGTCTGCCGAACGAAACTGACAGTAACTTTAACAAGTTTATCAAAGAAGAAAAATTAAATTCACCAATTAATGAGAACACCAAGGCAGTTTTGCTGAGTCAAAAAGTTCCAAAGACTGTGTTAGAGTCAAAATTGATCTTTAATACTGTGATTACATTTAGTAAAATATATGTTCATTACGCTACTAAAGATTTTTTGAAAAACTTTCAAAATGTTATTGAACTCGTTGATAAAAATCTACCAAAGAAAACTGAAAATAGTATAGATTGGTTGTCTTGATGTCCAAAACTACACAACTAAAAATTATTGACGAAGTCAATTGTAAATTCCTAAACTTAGATTTAGATACAAGAAAGGCTTTAGTTAAGAAATTCAAATTAGAAGACCCTACAGCTAGGTTTAGACCAGCTTATAAGCTAGGCAGATGGGATGGAACTACTAGTTTTTTTGGTCTAGGAGGAACTACTTATCTATCAATGCTTCCGAGAGTTCTTGAATATCTAGAAGAGCGAAACTATTACGTAGAGATTGAAGATTATAGGTCACCTATTGACCTTAAATTTGACAAAATTTCTGAAGATTTTTGGGGAGATTTAACATGGCCCCAAGGACATAGATTTGAGGGACAACCTATTAGACTTAGAGACGATCAGGTAGAAGTCATTAACAAATTTTTAGAGAACCCACAGAGTCTACAGGAAATAGCAACCGGCTTTGGAAAGACTATTACTACTGCAACTTTGGCAAAAATCTGTGAAAAATACGGTCGAACAATCACTATTGTGCCAAACAAAAGTCTGGTAGAACAAACCGAAGAAGACTTTCGAAATTGTCAATTGGATGTCGGAGTATACTACGGGGATAGGAAAGAACTAGGAAAAAAGCATATAATAGCAACATGGCAAAGTTTGAATATTTTAGAAAAAAAATCTCACGATGACGACGAACTTTTGAGCCTAGCAGAATTTTTAGATGGTGTTGAAGCTGTGATTGTTGATGAAGTTCATATGGCCAAGGCTGATGTTCTTAAAAAATTATTAACGCAGAATTTAGGCAAGACACCTATTAGGTGGGGGATGACAGGAACTATACCTAAAGCTGAAATTGACTTTGAAAATATTCGTTGTTCAATTGGTGATGTAGTTCATCGTGTTGCAGCACACGAATTGCAGGAAAAAGAAATTCTAAGTAAATGTCATGTTCAGATTATTCAAACAGCAGAGCACAAAGAATTTCGCAGTTATGCAGAAGAATTAAAATATTTGGTAACAGACGAAACTAGAATGACCTATATAACCAATATGATACAGGGTATATCTGAGTCAGGCAACACACTAATTTTAGTTGATAGAATTGAAAGTGGTAATTTTTTACAAGATAGGTTAACAGACAGTGTATTCATATCAGGAAGAGTCAAAACCAAGGATCGCAAAGAGGAATATGATGAAGTGGCGGTCGCTGATAACAAGATTATTGTGGCGACTTACGGTGTGGCCGCTGTGGGTATTAATATTCCTCGGATTTTTAATTTGGTTCTTTTGGAGCCCGGAAAGAGCTTTACAAGGGTTATACAATCTATTGGGCGAGGCATTAGACGAGCTGAAGATAAGGACTTCGTCCAGATCTGGGATTTGACAGCAAGTTCAAAATATGCTAAAAGACATTTAACAGAAAGGAAGCGTTTCTATAAAGAAGCACAATATCCCTTCAGTATAGAGAAAACGAAATATTAAGAATGCAAATACTAACATTAGAAAATAAAACATTTTATCTCAATGAACTTCCAGAAGAAATTGATAACGATCTAAGATTTGCTGTTTTAGACAATAGCGATAACAATGATCCAGATTATTTTTTTATACCCTTAATTTTTTTAGAAAGTTTTACAGGTCCGGCAGTGGTGCTAAAAATTGGTAATCATGAAGTCACTATGCCATTAGACTGGTGCACCATTGTGGGAGATACAGAAGGACCTGACATGGAAGTATTACCGTTAACTAGTCTCAATGACCGAGGGTTTAAAACTTTTTGTTTTAATCCTTTAGGAAGTTTTAGACCAGAGTTTTTAGACATTGATATTGTTGATGTATTTCAAGATGTTAAATGGTATTTTCCTAAAATGAGATCAGGACAATTGTTATGCACTCCGTTAGAACCTGGAGATAATCCAACTTGTGCTTACTTTGTTAAAGAAATTAATAGGCAAAGTGAAATTGTAAACTATTCAAAAGTTTGGTAATGGGGCCAATTTATGAAAGTCCAGATGGTGGGCATACGGTTTATGTTAGGGATACAGGAACCAATAGCCGAACTTTGATTCATGAAGACGATTATGCAAAAAAAGTCAAAGCAAAAATAGAATGGAATCATATTTTTGAAGTTGCTGATTCTAATTCTGCATTGAAAAAAGCTGTTGACAATGTTATAATGATATATCGATTGAGTGAGGGCAAATGAGCAATCAAAAAGATAAAGTAAAAAGTTCAAAGCGTCGACATAATGATGAGGTAGCAATTAAAAAGCAGGTAAAAATTGCAAAATCAAAAGGACTAGGAGTTCACGATAAAGCCATTAAGGAACCTCACAGAATGGCCAAACATCATGCAATGGATTGTGGACGACCTGGATGTATGTTATGCGGTAATCCTAGGAAAATTTTTAAAGAAGTTACACCACAAGAAAAGAAGTTGTTTCAAGATTTAGATTCAATAAGAGATAAACATAGTAACGGACTTATAAATGGCGACAAAGAAAGCAACAAAATCTAAAAAAGAATCAGCACTTGAACTTAAAGATGTGTTAAAGGCTGTTGATCTTAGAAACTATGATTTTTATGATCAGCTAACTGCTGAACAGGAAAAAGAATTAAGTCCTTATGTCTTAATGAGATTTATTTCCAATGTTCAAGGTGATGCCGATACACAAGAATGGTTTTTAGATAGGACTAATGAACTTGTTAATAAAAATCATTGGAACCTAAGTAAAAATCATAAAAAACTTTTATGGAAACTTTGCGCAGGAGTAGGAGCCGGAGTTCCTTCCTTCCATCCATACTTGCCGTTATTGAAAATTGAGCTGAATAAAATTGAAAAATTAATTGCTGAATTAAATCCTTTAATGAAAACTGAGGACATTAAACTTTTGGCTTCAATGATGACTGAAGAGGAAAAACAAGAACTTATTGATAAGATGGGATTTGATGATAAACAACGCAAAGCCTACGAGTAATTGTTGAATATGATAATGTTAGTTAGTCAGCCATATAAATGCGTTCATTGCGGTAAAAGTTTTATGAAAGAAAAAACTTGTCTTGCTCACGTGTGTGAAAGAAAACGCAGAGCAATGCAAGAAACTGAAAAGCGTGTTCAAGCTGGGTTTTTAGCATTTAATAGATTTTATAGTCTGACACAAGGTAGTAAAAAATCTAAAACTTATGAAGAATTTTGCAATAGCAGTTACTATAATGCGTTTGTAAAATTTGGCAGTTTCATTAATAATGTCAATCCATTATTCCCAGATAAATTTATCGACTATGTTATAAAAAGTGGAGTAAAATTAGATCATTGGTGCAGGGACGAGCTTTATGAAACCTATCTTTATGAAATGATCAAAGTAGAACCTGTAGAAAGTGCAATTCAACGATCGCTAGCAACTATGATGGAATGGGCAGATGAGCAAAATGCAGATTTTGCACATTACTTCTTGTATGTAAGCCTTAATAAAGCTGTTCATGATATTCGAAACGGCAAGGTTAGCCCATGGATAATTCTAAATAGTAAAAGCGGAAAAGACATGATCAATAAGATGAATGATGAACAATTAGATCTTATTAGTCCTGCATTTGATGTCAAGTATTGGTTATCAAAGTTTAATCAAAATCCTGCTGACGTTGCGTTAGTCAAAGAGATTTTAGAAGAGGTAAAAATAAAATGAGATTAGAAGGATTTGTTAAAAAAGGTTGGGGGCACGAAAAGATCTGGTGCACCAACGACAAATATTGTGGAAAATTTTTGCATTTTAATAAAGATGCAAAATTTAGTATGCATTTTCATTCAGAAAAAGATGAGACTTGGTATATTCTTAGCGGTAAGTTTATAGTGAAAACTATCAATACAAAAAACGCTGCTGAAGAAGTAAGATATCTTTCTGAAGGTGATACATGGCATAATCCGCCTCTGTTACCTCATCAAGTAATCTGCCTGGAAGAAGGCACTATTATAGAAGTTAGCACTCCTGATAGCGTAGAAGATAATTATAGAGTAGCACCAGGAGATAGTCAAAGTGTTACAGGGAACTGAAGATAAGTTACGAATAGTAGTTAATGGAACTTTTGATGTTATACATTTAGGACATCTTAGATTGTTAGGTTATGCAAGATCATTTCAAAATAGTTTTGTATATGTTCTTATAGATAGCGATCAAAGAGTTAAAGAATTAAAAGGTCCAAAACGACCTTACAATACAGAATATGAAAGAGCCAATCTTTTATTTTCTTTAAAATATGTAGATAGGGTAGATATTTTTGATACTGACAACGATCTACGTAATTTTATAAAAAATTTTGAACCTGACATTATGATCAAGGGTAGTGATTATGAAGGTAAACCTATAATAGGTTCAGAACACTGTAAACAGATTTTATTTTATGACAGACTTAACAAATACTCCAGCACCCAAAAAATTCAAGATATTGTTGATAGGGGATAGGTGCGAAGATGAATACTATATAGGGTCTTGTGAGCGTCTTAGTCCAGAAGCGCCTGTTCCTATTTTAAAAATTCAAGAAAATTTTACAACACCTGGTATGGCCGCTAATGTAAAGAAAAATTTTGAAGCATTAGAGCAGGATGTTGATTTTATTAGCAATGATAAAAAAATTAAGAAAATTAGGTATATTGATAAAAGATCAGGTCAACATCTTCTAAGAGTAGACGACGAACCTAAAATTCCTTCTTGGTCTGGTAGATTAGGAATGTTACGTAGTGTTCATAACTACGATGCAATTGTTATTTCTGACTATAATAAAGGATTTCTAACCTATGAACAAATTGAAAAGTTGATTGTTGAGAATCCCACTAAACCTATTTTCATTGATACAAAGAAAACTGATTTAAAGAGATTCACAGGAGCTTTTATAAAAATAAATTTTTACGAATATAACAAATGTATTTCTGTTCCAGAGAATGAAAAAGGTTTAATTGTTACAAATGGAGAAAATGGTGCTATGCATAGTTTGAAACATTACGCAGCACCTAAAGTAGATGTAGCAGATGTCTGTGGTGCAGGGGATACCTTTCTTGCATTTTTAGTCTATGGTTATCTAGAAAGTAAAGATATAGACAAGGCGATTGAATTAGCTATCAAGGCAGCAAGCGAAAGCGTAAAGCACAGAGGAAACTACGCACCTAAACTAACAGAGGTTATATGAAAGAAAAAACAATTGTTTTAGTTACAGGAGGGTTTGATCCTCTTCACAGTGGTCATATCCATTACTTTACTGATGCTAAAAAATTAGGTGACATTTTAGTTGTAGGTGTAAATTCAGATAATTGGCTAAGAAGGAAAAAAGGCAAGGCCTTTATGCCAAACTGGGAAAGATCGTTGATTATACAAAATCTCAAAATGGTAGATATGGTAATTACATTTAACGACGATGATGATACTGCCAATAATGCAATTTGGAAAGTTAAACAAATCTTTCCACAAAAGAAAAAAATTATTTTTGCAAACGGCGGAGATAGAAATGCGCACAACATACCAGAAGTAGGTTGGCCAGATGTTGAATTCGTATTTGGAGTAGGTGGGATTGACAAAATTAATAGTTCAAGTAAAATACTAGAAAACTGGACTCAAAATGCCTGACATCGACATCGACTTTGCTGACAGAAATAAAATTCTCGATATCATTAGACACATTCCGGCAAGTTTAGAAGACGGTCGAAGACATAACACAGGAGTATATGTTCACAACATACCTTTCAATTCTATTACAGGAGCTGCTAGCATCAATTACAAGGAAGCAGAAGAACGCGGATACTTTAAGATTGATTTTCTAAATGTTAGTGTATATAAAAAAATTCGTAACGAAGAACATTTAAATGAATTATTGAATACGGAGCCATTATGGGATTTACTGGAACAGGACGATTTCGTCAACTTGCTCTTTCACGTCAACGGACATGGTTCGATCTTAAGAGAAATGAAACCAAAAACGATACCCCAACTAGCGGCAGTTTTGGCTATGATACGCCCTGCGAAACGCTATCTGATTGGGAAAGATTGGACTACGGTGATGAACGAGGTTTGGATTAAACCTGAAGGTGATGAATATTACTTTAAGAAGTCACATGCTACTGCTTATGCTGCTGCTGTTGTAGTTCAGATGAATTTAATTTGTGAAGAATTAAGTTGGGGATTTATGTAACTTTCCGTATATTTCGGACTAGTTGAATACTTTTACGTTTAACTCTTTTTTCAGCAATATCGCTGAGATTTACAATGGGACCGAATAAAACTTCAATATCTTTAAAGTTAAAGGTTTTTATATAAGGTCTAAAAACTAACATTTCTTTCTTTAGGAAAATATTAATAGGTATTTTTCTATTGCTTTCCCACCACCAAACTTCTCCCATTTGTAGGAAAAGTTTTCTTAAATTTTCATCTAGCATCATGTTTAAATCATAGATACTAGCAACATTGGAATCGCAGTTAATTATTATGCCTAAATATTCTTTATCGTTAGATTTTATACATGTTATATACGGGAAATTTTTTTGAAACTCTTCTTTCATCCTTTTGTCAATAAATATTGATATGCAAAATTTACCGATCTATTTATACCAAAATATTTATGACGTTGTTTTAGATTTGGATTCTACTGTGAGAGGAGTTAATCAAGTTATGTATCAAAGGAATTTAGTTATACAAAAGGGATTAAAAAATCAAGTAAGAATTCAATTTAAGAACAGCGATCAAAAGAAAATTAGGGTATACAACACTCAAACATATGTTTTCTCTATGTTTGATGCGATCAGCAAACGTCTATTGTTAGAAAAACCACTAGAAATCCTAGATGTCAATACTACCTCTACCAAAGGTTTAGGACTTCTAACTCTAAACGAAAGCGATACTTTAGACTTGCCTAATAGTAATTACAATTTCTCTATTAAGCTACTTCATACAGACGGTAGTTATGTTCCTACCTATTCTAATACATATTACGGAGTTTCTGGAACCTTAGAATTAACAGACGATGTTATGCCTATTCCAAAGGATATAATAGAGGTTTCTACATTCAATAAAGTCTTTAATGGAGATACTAACTTATATGAACATTTTAGCGGTAGTATCTATGCCAATCCAGAATTCAATGGTAACAGTGGATTACATACCTTAGCTATCTATTTGACAGCGTTTAGAGGAACTGTTTATATTCAATCTACATTAGATAACAACCCTGGGGTGGGCACATCTTGGACAACCGAATATTCAAAAGTATTTTCGCAATTTACAGGAATTGAGTATGTAAATTTAAATGGAGTTTTTTCCTTTTTAAGAATTAAATTTATTCCGGCAAAGGCTCCAGCGGGATTAGATAACGACGACCCTAGTTATTTCGGATCATTTGACAAAGTATTATACAGAAGCTAAACTAGTAAGATGAACGAGATTCAATCTACGCTGTTAGCTTTCTTGCCACCAAAGCGCAAGTCTACTCCTAGCGGCTGGATTTCGTTTAATGCAGTATGCTGTCATCATAGGGGAGAAAAACCTGACACTAGAAGTAGAGGCGGTGTATTGACTAGTAATGATAATTGGCAATACCATTGTTTTAATTGTAACTTTAAAGCAGGTTGGGCGCCTGGAAAACTTCTAAGTAACAATACTAGACAATTATTTAGATGGTTAGGATTAGGCGAAACTGAACTTAATAAATTAGGACTGATTGCTCTTCAACTCAAAGAAAACCAACCTACAACTATTAAGCCAATTAATCTAGATCTTACAGAAAAGTCGTTACCTGAATTGACTTTACCAATAAATGATTGGATAAACGAAGACCTTCCTCAAGATATTGCTGACGATTTGTCTAGTGTGATAAATTATATTTCTAACAGAGGCATGAAGTTAGATTGGTATAATTGGCATTGGAGTGCTAGTCCAGGGTGGCGTGATAGAGTAATAATTCCTTTCTATCAAAACGGAAAGACTGTTGGATATACTGGCAGAAAAATTAAGGAAGGTAAACCTAAGTATCTAACAGATACGCAACCTGGTTATGTGTTTAATTTTGATGCACAGACTGTAGATCGGCAATTTGTTATTATTGTTGAAGGCCAGTTTGATGCAATTGGACTAGATTGTTGTGCAATTATGCATAACGAGCCTAATCCAACGCAGGTAGCAAGAATTAATTCATTAGGTAAAGAAGTTATTATTGTTCCTGATCGAGATAAGGCTGGAGCAAAGATAATCAACACAGCCATAGAACAAAATTGGTCAGTTAGTTTGCCTCCTTGGGATGATAAGATTAAAGATGTTGCCGATGCTGTAAAAAAATATGGTAGGCTGTATACTTTATACAGTATCTTGCACTATAAAGAAACAAACAAAATTAAAATTGAACTACTAAAGAAAAAATTAGAGAAATTAAATGGCTAATACAGAATATTCACATGACGTTCAAAAACTTTACTTAGAAATGTTTTTGTCAGATGCAGAAAGTTTTATAAGATGTCAAAGTATTTTTGATCCAGAAAATTTTGATCAAAAACTAAGAGATACTGCAAAGTTTATAACATCATATGTAGACCAATATAAGATTATGCCGGAAATTATTCAAGTAAATGCAATGTGCAAAAGCAATCTTGAATCTGTATCTGTGCCTAAAGAAAATTATGATTGGCTACTTCAAGAGTTTGAAAAATTTAGCAGGCACAAAGGCCTTGAACGTGCAATTCTTAAATCAGCAGATTTATTAGAAAAGGGTGATTACGGTCCAGTAGAACGTCTTATTAAAGATGCTATTCAAATTAGCCTTAATAAGGATATGGGCACAGATTATTTTGAAGATCCTCGATCACGATTGGAAAGTTTGAAAAATTCTAACGGTCAAATATCAACCGGTTGGCCATCTGTAGATAAGAAACTCTACGGCGGGTTTAATAGGGGAGAACTTAATATTTTTGCCGCAGGCTCTGGCGGAGGTAAGAGTTTGTTTCTTGCTAATCTTGGAGTAAACTGGGCCATGGCAGGGCTCAATGTAATCTATTTGACATTTGAGCTAAGTGAAAATTTAGTGTCAATGAGATTAGATAGTATGATTACAGGAATTGCTACAAGAGAGATATTTAAAAGCATCGACGATGTAGAATTAAAAGTAAAAATGGCAGGTAAGCGAGCTGGTAACATACAGATCAAGTATATGCCATCAGGGAAAAATTGCAACGATATTCGTGCCTATTTGAAGGAATATCAGGTCAAAAAAGGCAAAAAACCAGATGTTTTGTTAATAGATTACCTGGATTTGATGATGCCTTTGTCAGTGAAGGTATCGCCCAGCGATCTATTTGTTAAAGACAAATATGTGTCTGAAGAAATTAGAAACTTAGCTATGGAAACACAGTGTATCACTGTAACGGCATCACAATTAAATAGATCAGCAGTAGAAGAAATTGAGTTTGATCATAGCCACATTTCAGGAGGATTGAGTAAGATTCAAACTGCTGATAATGTTGTTGGTATCTTTACAAGTAGAGCTATGAAAGAACGTGGACGCTATCAAATTCAATTTATGAAAACAAGATCTAGTAGTGGTGTAGGTCAGAAAGTAGATCTTGAATTTAATGTAGATACATTGAGAATTAGTGATCTAGGAGAAGACGAACAGGCTAGTCCACAACCAAGTCCTAATCAAATTTATCAAGGATTGAAACGTTCTAGTTCAACAACTTCTGCAGAACCAGAACCTAGTCAAGGAATCAGCATTAATAAATTTAAAAATCAAAGCAAGGGTTCTGCAGATATAAGAACAATGTTAGCAAATATGAACCCTGAAAAGGATTAAAACCACGTTGCTATTTGAGCTTTGGCACTTTGCTCTAATGTAAGGTGCCATTGATCTGCTCCTGATGTAGCAAACACTAGATCTTCATTTGCTTGAATGTAACTCCAGCTAGTATTAATATCATGAAATGGTGGGTCACCGTCTATTTCACTTTCTAAGTGGCCAGGCAACCATCTAGTATAACCGGCTATAGCTCTGAATTTGCTAGGGCCTTTACCTGCAGAAATAGCAGCTAACACACTAATATCATTACTTATTGCCACGTCATCAGTAATTTTAGTCGTGCCCGATGATGACCAATCAGTAGAATGAACTACAATTATCCTATTTGTGTTTTCAATACCACCAAAATACAGTGGTGTATCTGAATTATAGGTAATACCTAACCCATGCATAACACCAGACAAGTTAGGAGAATTTACCATTGGTTTGTTAATCTGCAGACCAATACTGCCGGTATAATCTTGATCAATGATTAATATCACACCTTTTTTTAGTAAAGAATCTGATCTTTTAGGGTGTGCAGCTATTAGATATCCTTTTAAACTTTCTATGTTCTCCATATCAATATTTAATAAAATAAATATCAATTATGAGAATATCAGAATTTTTATCTAGTGAATTTTCTGTCAAACGCGACCTTAATCCAGCTATATGGAATAACAATCAAATTATTCCTGAAGTTAAAGAGAAACTTTTAACAATAGCAAGGCACTTTGCAGACTATGTTGATGTAGATTTTCCAATTTTAGATGTTGTTATAACTGGAGGAATGACTGGTCAGTATTATACTGAACACAGTGATCTTGATCTACATCTTATAACAGATTATCAAAAAATTGATTGTGATCAAGAAGTAGAAGAACTTTTTGATACCAAAAAAAACTTATATAAAAGAGAATATGATATAACAATAAAAGGTATTCCTGTAGAATTATATGTAGAAGATATTAATAGACCTGCAATAGGCGGTTCATATAGTCTACTTCGTGATAAATGGTTAAGAAAACCCTCGGAACCTACTAAAAATATTGATAGTGAGCTCGTTCAAGCTCAAACTGATAAACTTGCCAGTCTATTGACAAAAGCCTTTAGCTTAGATGACTTAGATTTTTTGAAAAAGACTAAGATTTTTTTATGGCACTATAGAAAACAAGGATTAGCAAAAGAAGGAGAATTTGGAACAGCTAACCTTGTATTTAAAAGTTTAAGAAATTTAGGTTTATTAGACAAATTAAGAAATCGAATAAAAGAATTAGAAAATAAATCTCTAAGTTTAAAATAAAAAAAGAGCTCAAATTTGAGCTCTTTTTTGTGCTGCAATTAATACTGCAAGTTGTCTAGATAAAAACAGTTTCCATTTTATTTCATCAGAAATTTCAAAATCATCTTCTTTCTCTTCATTAACAATTCGTAATCTATTAAGATTTCTTGCAATTGTTTCATCTAGAAAAAGAACATATGTATCGTCAACTTCACCTTGTAATTGTAAAAACTGTATACTAGATCTACGAGCTAATATTACTTTTTTGCAGGTTCAGCAGCTTTCTTTTCGTCCTTCTTAGCAGCTGGTGCTGGTGCAGCAGCTGGAGCAGCCGCAGGAGCAGGAGTTGCAGGGGCAGCAGCGGCTGGCTTAGCTTCGGGCTTCTTTTCGTCCTTTTTGGCAGGCTCAGCGGCAAATGCGCTCATTGCAAACATACTTGCGATTAAAGTTGCTACGATTTTCATAATATTTCCTTTTTGTAAAACACAGATATTACCTGTGTATATTATAAACGCCTTAAATACTAAAAGCGTTGACATAAGTATACACAAATGAACAAAATAAAAAAATATCTTTGGATGACCGCAGGTTTTGTTTTTCTAGGAATTGCCTACATTGGAGTTGTAACTCCAGGAATTCCGTGGAGCACACCTAGTTTAATTGCTGCCTACTGCTTTGCCAAGAGTAGTGAACGATGGCACAATTACATAATAAACCATAAACTTTTTGGGCCATTCATCCGCGATTGGCAAGGTGGTCGCGTATTTCCAACCACTGCAAAATGGGCTATGTTCATTTGCATGGATATCTCGTTAGTTATAATTTGGTTTACAACTTACAATGTAAAGTTAACAGTAGGCGTTGCCTTGTTTATGGCATTTTGGATGATTTGGGCAACTAGATATCCAGGAAGTCGAGAAGAAGCAGAAAGGCGTAAAGCTGCTGGAGAAAAGTTAGGATGGTTAAAATAAAAAACGCCCCAATGGGGCGTTTTTTTTGGCTAGTGTTTTATTTAGAATCGATGTGTTAGACCAAAACCAACCTGACTGATATCGCCTGTTGATGGAACACTACTTCTATCTACATTACGATAAGCTAGACCTGCTTCTGTTCGTTTGCTAAAATTGTAAACGGCACCTAAAGCATAGGCTTTAACGTCGGTGTTAGTCTTACCATAACTAGCTTTTAGAGTCCAAGGACCTAAATCTCGCATCGCATTAACTGTAACACCGTTATGTGATGCAGGGCCTTGATTTTCACTATAGGTAGCAGTTAGCTTGTTTCCAGCAAGATTAGCGCCTGCACTTACTACTGTGCTTTTAACTTCTCCACGCTCGAAACGACTTACCATTGCGTTCAAAGGTCCTACTTGACCGCTACCGGCCATTACAGTAGTTTCTACTGTTTCACCTTGAGTGCGCTCATAGTTAACCTGTGCCTGTTTTGTAACATGAGCATGTGTAAAGACAGCATTGCTCATACGCAGACCATGTAACGGGTGAATATCACCTGCAATACTACCATAAACAGTAGAGAATGGATCGTGTTTGGTAATATTTAAGAAATGACTGTGAACATTACGTCCAACATCGACACCAACATTCTTAAATGTAAAACCAACTGTTCTTTGACGATCACCTAATCTAGTTTCGGTGCCAAGATTTTCATTGTTACCGAAAAGACTAGTTTCAACCACTGCACGGAAACCGAGAGCACCAACTCTTTCAGATGCTGATACAGCAATATTACTAGTGGGATCGTTTACGAACCCTGTCTTAGTTGTTGCACCAACTTCTGTTCTGTCTAATGTTGTTCCAATCTTTCCAGATAGAACAACTTGTGCGCTGGCGGTAGTTGTAAGTCCAGCTAATAATGCAGCTAATAAAATCTTCTTCATAATTTATTCCTTTAAAAAAGTCCTTAATAAACTCTGTGTAAGTAATATATAGCATAGATAACCAAATATGTCAAAATATTAGGTAAATTTTCTATATTTTTTTCTGTTATAGTAGCAGTTAAGTATTTCTTTTGAAAAACTTTCTGATTTTTTCTCTTTGCAGATCAAGCTCTTGATGTTTTCCCATTGGATGGGAGGTAAAGGCAAGATATAATTTATGAGCCTCTTGAAAGATGTCATTTGGAATTTCAGAAATTAAATTGTCTATTTTTTTAGATAGACACCATTTTATAAATGATTCTTGAGAAACTGGTTGTTTCAATTTCATGATATCAACAAAATAACTGTTCCAAGCCGTCCAATACCAAAAAAGACTGCAAGTGTTAGAATTGGAAATTTTTCTAGCTCTGTTTTCAATTACGTCTAACGACTCGTTTTCAAAATGATCTATAAAAATACAATCAGCTGATAGACCAGACATTAAATCTGCATCCTGATTGATTATTTTTATCTTACGGGAATCGTAATTAGATTCTTGACAGAAAATTTTAAAAATTTCTATAACATCTAAATTCTTTTCATAGACAATAACTTGATCAACTTCGGGTTTGTTAGCGAGCAACGTTTCTTTTATACCTAATCCTAATCCAGTGGTAATAACTGTGCCATATCCTAAATTTATTTCTAAAAAAACTTCAGTTGCGGCAGAACAATACATTGATTTAAAATCAATAGGTCTACTATCGTAGGCTAACCATTTTTCACCTTTGACCAATAAATCAAAATCATACCCTTTTTCACTTTTAATTTCAGCGTCACCAAATTTTATTGGATGATATTTTAACGGACTGGTAATGTTTTCGTATAAAATCATAAAAATTATTTACAAAATAAAATAGGGTCCGAAGACCCTATTGGCATTTTTCTGTTTCTTGGTAATACCTACCTCAGCGTGCCGATCAAGCGGCTAATGCGAATAACTCGTCGTTTGCGGTTATTAATTTTATGCGATTAACGTTCGTCATCTAACGTGCTGTCCACTCTGTTACTCTTTGCCCTGTCGAATCTGTGTCACCCCCGGCATAAACACTCTGTGTCAAAATGTTTATGGTGGAGGTGCCGGGCTCTGCCCCCGGGTCCAAGACCTGTTTCACTTCACTTCATACAGCAATAATCTTCCTACCTTTAATATAACCTAAAGATAAAAACTTGTCAAGATCTTCTTTACTTATCTTTTTATTTCCTTGCTCCGAATGATAAATCCAACAAGTTCCAAATTGAGAATTCTTCTCTCCTTTGCCTCTACCGTTTTTCTTCCAGGTTTCTTTTTTCTTCGCTATTGCCTCTGGAGTATTTGCCCTTGCCCCAATCGATTTAACAATTTCCGGGTTATTCATAGAATTAAAATTCTTTTGCCATTCTTTACTGTAAAAAGGGTTATCTGGGTTTTGTGCTTGCTTCTTACCGCCCTTACTGCTACTCTTTCTTTTTTCTTCTGAATTTGAATTTACATGATACCAGGACCCTGTTCCACCTGTTTTCATATTATAAGTGTCGGGTCTTTTTACAAAATCTTCATTAACTATTTCTGCTTCCAAATTATACATCTCTTCTGGACTTTCACAGACTTTGATGTATTCTCGTTTGAAGTTCTCTTTTCCGTATTTTTTAATAGCGGCACGAATTTGGGTGCCGCTACCTAAATAGTCATCGTTGAGGTCTTCTGTGATATGAAGACCTACATAGATTTTTCCGTTGATAAGATTTGTTGTTTTGTAGACTGTATAGAACATACAGTTATTTAGTTCGACTCCTGAATCGAACCCCATCTATAATCCTAACAACTTTGGTAATCCAAAATAATAGGCCCAAAAAGGACCTATTATACGAATGGTAGAAAACGGTTAGACACCCTTGCGTCCGGAACGCATCATTTTCGCTTCATACAACAATAATTTTTTACTTAAGGTGACTGTCTCTAGGTATAGAACGATTGGCCTCTCCTGGATTAATAGGAGTAGGTATAGTTCTACGTTGATCGTTTAAATCTCTGTTAGGCACGTGATGAAATGGAGCATGGTAATGTCGTGGATGATTCCATCCCCAGCCGTATCTATGATGCCATCCCCAATGCCAATGACGATGGTGTAACCAAGGGTCATGAGGATAAACATAGATAACTCTAGGTGATTGTCTTACTACAGTTTCATTGGTATGACTACCTGTTGAAGCACAACCTGTTAATACTATACCTAAAACACTGGGCAATAAAATTTTCTTAAGCATAACATCTCCTACCCTTTGGCTAGTATATTATACTCCGTAAAGTCTGTCAACCTCGGATTCAAAAACAAATCTGGTCATTTTCATTGCCAATCTGTCATAGTTGTCATTGACTGTTTCTTGCACGCCGTTAAGGACATCTAACCATTCTTGATCTGAGAGCCCGCTTAAACGTTCAATTTCATCACAGATTGCAACAAATCTTTCGTGATCGTCTACGATAGAATCATAGTTTTCATTTATAAATGGACTAAAAGTTTTGAAGCCCATATCTCGTAGTGCAGCTAGACTTCCTGGTCTATCTAAAAGAATAAACGGATGTCTAAAGGCAATAGGTGTAAAGATTCTAAAACTAAATCCTAGAAGATCCAACGGCCCTGTTCCCATTGGAGGATCATACCAGTTTAATTCTGAACTTACGGTGAAATAGCTGTTTTCAAAAAAATCCTTAGCGGCCAGGGTCATGTTATGAATATCTTGAGAATGACTATCGAGCTCAATGGCATTGTCATCAAATGCCATTATATTTTGACTAAACAACTGAGATTCAAAACAGGCAAACTTTTTAGACTTTAGAACTGCACTTAGATTTACTGCTGGGTGACTGTAATTAGAGTCACTTAATTTTAGATTGAGTAGACTTTCATCACCGGATGAAAACACAAGGTTAAGCCGTGTAAAGTTATTATCTTGACAGAACTTTGTGTATGCTTCCACGTTCTTCTTATGAGCCAACATGCCAGTAACAATAAAAATATTTGTGATAGATAGACTATGATTTGCTAGGAATTTCTTTACCAATTTATCTAAAAATTCTAAGGTGTGAAAATGCAGAAAAGATCCGGAACAATCAAACATTAATTCAGTTTTTTGTAGACTCTGCATGTGATTAAAAATATGTGCTACAGCCATATCTAATTGTGCGTCTGCAACATCTGCTATTTTTTCAGCAGTAAAATGGCATAGCACTATGTAATGGTTTTCTCCTAACTGGGGTCCAAGTAGGTGATTGTTACTAGGTGTTTGATTTTCTAAAAACAAACAGTCTAAAAGATCTTGATCTGTAATTGCGCTCATGGTGGTTTCCAATCTAAAATATAACTTATTTACCTAGTTTTTGGCTATTTCTAAAGTGTTTTCTTAATTTTATACAGCGTATGACATTAATCTAAAGACTTAGACTATCTAATGGCCAAACTTTAATAGAAAAAGGCTACTGGCGCTGGCCCTTTTAAAATTCACGCAACATTGATTGTAGCCTATCTCCATGCTGAAAGTTGCCCATCCCCAGGTCCAATCTACCCATCGATAGCCTATGTGATCTACTAGCCAAGTATCTACGATAAAAACAGCCTGTTCCCAATCCTGTTGTCCACAATAGTCTACTCTGGGCCAGGGCGCCCATACTGAATAGGGCAATTCTGGATAGCGATCCCAAAATGCTTTCATGGTTAATTATTTAATGATTTTAGTTGACAGAACTCCTGCTCTGTAGTATTATATCAATATGAAAACCTGTCTACGCTGTTTCAATCAAGTTAGCCTTCAGGCCAGTCGTTGTCCCTACTGCACTGAAATTATAGACATCAATACTGGCAGACCTCTCAGTTATGATAGGCCTTCTGGCCAAGGTCAAAATAGATCATCTGAACCCAGTGGTTCGGGAATTCTCCTGGCAGGCAGTTTCTTTTTGGCCTGTTATCTAGGCTACACATTGAGCAGCAATTGGCCTTTGGGTATTTGGTTTATCGTGATAATTCTAGCCTTTATTAGATTGGCTATGAAGAGTTAGAATATTGTGATCTTTGATATAACCTGCGTAGAGCTCTGCCAGTAGCTGCTGTGATTGATCTGTGGTATGCCAGCGCCTAGGTGATCGATCCACATAGTTTAGAGGCAACAGCTCTTTCTGCTTGATTAATCTAGGGTCTCGATCTCTGTCTAGCACCGGTGAGAAACTACAGCTGCCAGCGTTAAAAATAAACAGCCAATCTCGTCCAGACTGCCTTAGACTATCAACGATGGCCTGTGAAATCCAGCTGTTCTTTTTTTGAGCCAATGGTTCATTATAGAGTTCTAGAACATAGTCTTTCAGCGCAGAGACTTTGGTTTCGGTGAGATCGTAATAGAAGTTTTCAACCAGATTGCCCTGATGATCCAGCATGTTACTGAGAGTTTCGCTGATAAATTGTCCAGATTTAAAATTAGGGTTTCGAGCACTGAGATCAGGATAGGCTGAATAGTCAAAGTCATAGACACTGATAGGTTTTTGATTGAATCTTGGTCTCGTAG